TTAACATTATTAACAATATAAATGTGAAAATACTTTTAAAAATTAATTAAAACGAATGATAGAATATTTGATTGATTTGATTGATTTGATTGATTTGATTGATTTGATTGATTGATTAAATTATTTAATCATTTAATAATTATCCTGAAAGTTTGTTGGTAATTCCTCTATTTGTGTAGAATAATATTGTTCTATATTTTGCATCTTTTGTATGTCAAACTTTGTTACAAAATTAATACCAACACCTTTACGACCCCATCTACCTGATCTACCTATGCGATGTAAATAAGTTCTAGCACACTTAGGAACGTCAAAGTTAATAACCGTACTAACTTGTTGTATATCAATACCTCTTGCTGTTACATTAGAAGATATTAATACTCTGTGTTTACCAGATTTAAAATCGTTATACGAATTCGTTCTATCACCTTTATCCATATTACTATGAATGCAACATACAGGAAAATTATCATTAATCATAGCAGTATATAGCTCTTGAACTCGTTTAATGCTATTGCAATATATAATACATTGTGACAGAGATATTATAGAGAAAATGTCTTTTAATGTAGTATATTTTTGTTCATCATCCTCTATAGCAACATAATATTGCGATATACCTTCTAATGTTAACATATCTGATTTAACTAAAATTTTAACAGGATTTCTCATAAATTTTTCAGTTAACGTGGTTAATTCATCTGGTATAGTTGCGCTAAATAACCCCACTTGTATATCATTATTTAAGTTTTGAAAAATACTGTAAACCTGGTCTTTAAATCCAATAGATAACATCTCATCTGCTTCATCTAAAATAAGTAGTTTAATGTTATTTGTTCTCAATATATTTCGTCTTATCATATCATGAATACGACCAGGTGTTCCTACAATAAATTGTGGACCATCGTTTTCTAATATCTGGGTATCATCTGTAATAGAAGTTCCGCCAACTAACATATGAATTTTAATTTCCATGAAATTTCCTAATTTTTCTAATACCTCATATGTTTGAAATGCTAATTCTCTTGTTGGAGATATCATTAAAATTTGGGGTTTAGAAAGACCTTCATCAACTATTTGTAATGAACCTATACAAAAAGCACCGGTTTTACCTGTTCCTGATTGGGCTTGTGCCATTATATCTCTCTTCTTTGTAACTGGAATAATTGCCTCTTTCTGTATAGGACTTGGAGTCTCAAATCCAATGGCATATATACCTCTTAATAAATTCGGTCTTAGATTTAATAGGTCGCTGTCCCAATTTTCAAATTTATTAATACTGTCTGTATCCCCGTTATTTGCGTCTGCACCTAATACTTCATTTTCAACATTCACATCCACATTCACATCTTTTTTATTTTCATTATTCGGTATAAACGAACTCATGATTAATATAGTTATGTAGTAATATTTAAGTTATTATTATTTACTATTATTTATGTAAATAGTTTAAATGCTTAATATGTATATATATATATCAATATTTTCAATGAGATACTCTATTGAGGATTTTAATGATTTTGAAAATGATGGGTTTTTATATCAATTACCAACTGATACTATGATGCTTATTAATAAATTATCAGAAATGGTTGGTGCGCCAACATATCAAAAAACCCCTATTTTCTCAAGAAATAATAATATTAAAAAACGTAATAAACATGATAATAAAAATAATGATTATCATACAAACAATTTAAATAATGAATGGAATATGCTGCGAACTTTCAAAACTACTCAAATTACGAAAGGAGAAAATAAAAATATTAATGAAGTAAGAACATTATTGAATAAATTAACAGGTACTAATTATGATAAAATTAAACCACAAATTATTAGTATTATTGATGATAATCAACATGATGAAGATAAATTAACTGAATTGTGTAATTTTATATTTGATATTGCTAGTGCAAATAAATTCTATTCTGAACTATACGCTCAATTATATTATGACCTTTTAACCTGCTATAATATTTTGGAAAATATTTTTAGGAATAGTTTTAACGAATATATTAAATTATTTGATAATATAGAAACATGTTCTCCTACTGAGAATTATGATTTGTTTTGTAAAATAAATCAAACTAATGAGAAGAGAAGATCTATGAGTTTATTTATTGTTAATTTAATGAAAAAAGAAATTATTACAAGTAAACAAGTTATTGATATTTTAATTAGTTTACAAGATGTTATTGATAATGATGTAACAAATGAAAAGGAAAAAGTTAAAATAGAAGAATTATGTGAGAATATATTTTTAATATATACTAATGGTTATGAAGAAATTAAAAAGTTATCTCAGTTTGATGATTTAATTAAACGTATAAATAATGTTACTAGTTTAGATATAAAACAAAATAAGGGACTGGGTAATAAAGTTAAATTTAAGTATATGGATATGATTGAATTTAAGAGATAAAATATATAGATTTATTAATATATAGATTTATTAATATATAGATTTATTAATATATATTAATATATCGCTCTGTATGAATAACAATATTGATTATGAAATAACTGAATTAGGTAACAATAATACATCAGTTACCAGTTCTGAAATATATGATGAGTTTTTAACACCTGATTCTTCTTGTTGCAGTAAATCATCTGAAGATAATGATTTTACGCAGCAACATTTTTCGCAAGATATAATGATGGATTTAGTTTCTATGGAAGATAGAATATTAGCATTATCATTATCTTATGATACTAATTATAAGATAACAGATTTAAGCAAAATTGCCGAATATTATAGTATTTCATTAACAAAGTTAAATGATATAGAAAATTCTAATGCCAATTCAAAAAATAAGAAAAAAAATGTTAAAAAGAAAAAAGATGAGTTAATAAAAGATATAGTTCAATTTGAGGAAGATGAATTAAATACAAATGTAGTTAATAGAAGAAAGGAATTATGGTTTTATATTGATGAATTAAAATCTGATAAATATTTACAAAAACATATTATATTTAATATTTAACTTGTTTATAATTTAAAATTAATATTTTGTTAAATTATAAATGGTAGTTTCACTAATTAATAATTCAATATTTTATGATGAAGATAGTAGAATATATAAAGATGATATTAATCACGAAGCAAGTTTATATGAAATACAAGTAGATGATGTTGATATTGATATTGTATTAGGTAAGCAAAAAAATGAATATATTGAGAATGAACCCTCTATAATATATTTTCCAATCTATCTTGCTTATAAAGATAAAATATCATCAAGAATAGGTATATTTGAAGTATTAGGTAATGATATAACAGATGTATATGATGATGATGGTGATTTAGATCTTGATAAAGTTAGTCTTCCTAGAATTTTTTCATTTGTTAATAAAGATTATTTATCAGATAAGGCAATAAAAAAAGAACCTTTACCTGAACCCGAACCTTTACCCGAACCTTTACCCGAACCTTTACCTGAACCTGAACCCGAACCTTTACCTGAACCTTTACCTGATGATGAAGATGAAGATGAAGAATATGAACCTGATGAAAATAGTTATTGGGTAACCAGATATTTAAAAGATAAAAAGTATACATTTAAAGATAATGAGGGTGGAGGTGATTGTTTGTTTGCTGCTGTTAGGGATGCTCTTAAAAATACTGATATGAAGGATAAGAATAATAATATAGTTGAGGTTGATGTAGCATATTTAAGAAATATTATTGCTAATGAAGCAAATGAAGAGGTTTATAAAAATTATAAAGAAATGTTTGATAATTACAAATCAAGTATGATAGAAGATAATGCAAAAATAAAACAAATTACCGGTGAAATTAAGACGATTGTAAAAACAATTAAAGAAACCAAAGACCATATTAAAAGCAGAAATGATGTAACTAAAGCAAAAATATTAAGAGATGATTATAATAGATTGAAAGAAGAAAAACAGGTAACATCTAACCTTATAAAAGAGGTAGAATTTATGAATGGTATTGATGACATGGGCAAATTTCGCGAAGTATTAAAAACGTCTAAATTTTGGGCAGATACTTGGGCAATAGGCGTATTAGAACGTGTATTAAATATTAAAATGATAATATTGGCGAGAGATAATTATCTTCAAGGAGATATTCATAATGTTATGCAATGTGGACAATTGAATGATGATGTTATACAAAAACAAGGTGAATTTAAACCTGACAAATATATTACGCTAGATTATTTGGGACAACATTATGTATTAATTAAATATAATGGAAATACTACATTTACATTTAGTGATATACCTGAAAAAATAAAAGAATTAATTTCAGATAAATGTATGGAAAGTAGTGATGCTAAAGGACCTTTTCATCTTATACCTGAATTTAAAGAGTATAATAGATTACGAAAAGGCATAGCAGATAACCGTGAAGAAAATAACGAAGATAATAACGAAGAAAATAACGAAGATAATAACGGACAAGAAAATAACGATGATGATTCAAGAAGAGATAATACTGTTGATTTAAATGGCAACAATAATGGAAATATAGAAAAACTTAATAGTTCTTATGAAGATTTGAATTTATATGATGATAATATTGTTTTCCAGTTTTATTCGCGTTCAGCACACGTTGACCCAGGTAAAGGTACCGGTGAAAAAATACCTGCTGATTTAAGAAAAGGATATGTTGAATTATCAAAGATAAAAGATTGGAGAAAACAATTATCTAACTTTTATGTAGCACCTTTTTATTTAGATGGACATAAATGGAATACCGTGGAACATTATTATCAAGGTTCTAAATTTAAATTAAATAATAACGATTTTTATGTTAAATTTTCGCTTGATGGTTCGGAAAAAGGTAGCAAATTGGCAAATGACCCAGGTTTAGCTAAAGTTGCAGGTGAAATCGGTAAAAAGGGTAAAGAATTATTAAGACCAAAAGATATTAAAATTGACCCCGACTTTAATAGCAGTGGAAGAGGTAGAATTGAAATGCTTAAAGCATTAAAAGCAAAATTCACTAAAAACGAAGAACTTGCTGATATGTTAATTAAAACAAAAGATGCAAGATTAATGCATTATATTAAGAGTTCTCCACCGGAAGAATTCACTGGTTTAATGAAGATAAGAAAAGCATTAATAGAAAATAAATATGGTAGATAAATATGATCTCATGAATATAATTATAATCTGATCTCATGAATATAATTATAATTAACTGCTAATTTATATAAAAATAATTCATACATAATATAAAATAAACATATATATAATGGATTCTTTTCAGGATATGTTTGATAAAATAGATTATAAAAAAAATAATAAT